CCACATCCGCAAGCGCCGTGCCCCACGCTTCGGTCATTCCGCCTTCACCGTCCGATGTATAAGCCACGCTCAAAATGTCGCAGGTATCAGGCATCAAGTCTTCAATGTCAGCCCGCATTTGTGCCAGTTCCCGTGCGGTCAACGCAATGCTCATAGGTCGTCCCTCACAATCTTGGCTGTCGTAACGCCCTCGCTTGCACTCCGACTCTGGTAGTATTGCGACATATTCAAGTATTGTTGCGCCTGCTGTGATCGCTTGACCGAGTGCCCGTCTGTCGAGAAGTCAACCAGCCCTGCCACGTGAGACGCTTTCATTCGCCATATGTCAGCAGCAGCCGCGTCCAGATCGTATGCAAAGCCGCTCCAGTAGAAGGTCTTCCCGCTTTGATCGGTTGAGAACGTTACAATCCCGCGAGCATAATCAGCCGTATATCCGCTTACAGTTCCAGACGTGTCCTCAACCGAAAATAACGTACCGCCTTCGATGTTGCCGATCTCTGTCCGGTATTGCAGCACAACCGCACTTCCGCCCGAATAAGAGGTGACAGGTTCAAGTGGCGCGCGGATGTGCTCGACCTTGTGCCGGTCTAACACACGCTGGATTTCTTCATCGCTCCAATAGGTGACAATTGACGAATCGCTTGTGACTTCCCATTCATCAGGGGCGGCGTTGGCAAACCCGCGTACCGTGTCAATCAGTGTCTGCATTCCTGTTCGTGCCATTATTCCTCCATCCACTTCAGGGCATCTTGTGCCCAAACCGCCATTACTTCGGTTTTGTTGCTATAACAAGCCGCAATGTGATTGATACGCGCCGGATGTACCGCCCATTGGTCTACCTGCGTAGAATTCCACCAATTTTCGAGCCTGTGAGTATGAGAGAGCAATTCGTTCGGTATCGCAGGACAAACCGGATGAGCAGGGTCAAATCCCATCAAATCTATAATCGCCGCATTTTCCCACCATTTGTGATGAATGTACTCCGTCAAATCCCACGCTTGTTGCAGGTAAGGCAACATTGCTTTCCTAACCAGCCAAACGCCCAAATTCGGCGATTCGCCCTCATACGTTTTGTGAATAACAACCGCTTGCCATGCTTCCGCAGGCACATTCATGTCCTCGCGTCCGTCCACGATCACCGTGTCAGAATCCAGCCACAATACTTCGTCGTAGTCAGCCAGCAATGTTTGCAACATCGGGATTTTGTACCAAGCAGGCGGGCGCGCCATCCCTGTTTTGTCAGCAACAAACAAGTCGTATCCGTGACGTTTTGCGAATGCCTTGAATGACGGTAACGCGATATTCAGCATCGGTTCACACTTGCCTACCCCGAATGTGGCAATGGCACGTTTCATTCGCTGTCCTTTTTCAGAATGTAGAACCAGTTTGCACCTGCATCTCGCGGCTCAACGTGTTCTTGAATCCACCATTTGTTTGACTTCTGGTAGTAATACCAGCCGTAATTCTTGTGCCATTCAGTACGCTTATCCCAGTATGAAAAGGTTTCAGGGTGAAAGAATGTCCGATGTGTTGGGTCTCTATGGCTACATTCGTGATCCCAAGCGGGTAAACGCAATACCAGTTGCCCACCTGGCTTCAATATCCGCCAACATTCGTCAAGCCATTCGTAGACTTCGCATTTTATGTGCTCCATAACGTCAAGCGCGATAATCTTGTCAAACTCTTCATCGCCCCAAATCCAGGGCATTATGTCCAAATTCCAAGTCACGTCAACGAAATTGGAGTGCTTTTCCTTGTCGTGGTTGACCGCACCTTCTATCGGTCTGATTCCGCAGCCTAATTGAAGTGTGCTCACGCTTTTACCACCTGCTCAAAACTAACAGAGCCTTTATCATTGACAATCTGCTCCATCTCTTTCAGCACCGGCTTCCAATACTTTCTTGTCACATCATCGGCATCGTAAGGTAATGCGCCTCGTCGTGCCTGATTGCGCAACTCGTAATCACCCTTCGCTGCGTACGCTTGTTCCAATCGGTCGTAGATTGCCGCTGTGGTCGCCTGCCATTGGAACGCGTCAAAGTAATCGTGATAGACAGGTACGGCTTCTTCTTTCAGCACCTTCCAGCCTGCAAAACATAACTCGCTCATCGAAGTCCAGTCGCCAACAATCACCGGCGTTCCGCAAGCCTGCGCTTCGAGAATCGGGATGCCAAACCCTTCGCCCAATGCCACGTTAGTCAGCACATCCATTCCGTTGTAAGCGTCAACCATATACTCGTCGGGGAAGCCAAGTCCGTAATGATACGGATCGCAAAACACAACGTCCTCGCCAAGTTTCAGTCCCATCCGGTTGATGAATTTCGGTAAATTCACCACATCACCGCCGCTCAAACCTGCGTCTGTATGCAGATACATCATCGTGTCGGGGTGTTGGGCGTGCAAGGCTGCAAACGCGGCGATCTGCTCGTAGAACGCTTTACGTGACGGATTCCCTTTGTTGGCTGCGACCATTCCAACGATGAATTTATCCTGTGGCCATTCGAGGTGTTCACGTGCTTCTTCACGGTCTACCGGCTTGAATATCTTCGTGTCAACCGCGTGAGGCACATAAAACACGTCAAGCCCTGCCTGCTCTGCCATGCGCTTGCCAAACTTGCTCATTGCGATTCCTTTGGTTGCCTTCCTTGCCGATGCCAGCACGTTAGCCGGCATTGGTTCATGATCTATCGGAAACCACGGAAACCAGGGCATCGGAATGTTTTCAGACTGCACTACCCAAATATCGAGCAGAGTAATGACCGCGTCTGCTTGATCCCAAACTGCATGTGCACCGATCACGTCCTGTCCGTATGGGTGCTTGAAGCTCGGATATACTTTGATTCCGTTGATATTCAGTACACCGCTTTGTACACCGTAGAACGCTGTAATCGAAATACCCTTGTCTAACAGTTTCGCAAGACGCGGTACGAATGTTTTTGTTTGATTCCCATAGCCAGTGCAGGCTGCGGGTGAATTGCTAAACCAGTTGATTCTCATGTCTTTTTCAAGCCTCCAGCTTGCGCTCCAGTAGGGCAGGAAAGCGGTGGAGCATGCCGTTTTTCGGGGTATACGCCCTATTCCTGCCCATCAAGTCAATTTTTATTCTGCTAGACCCTTGAGCTGTACGCCGTGGGTTGGGCGATAAACGCCGTAGCCGTAGACCATCGAAGCGTTGAGCTCCCATGCGCCGACACCGGCGTATGAGGCATCCCATTGCGGGTTGATGGTGAACCCCTGACGAATGTCAAGGGCAAGGGCTTCCTTGCTGAACATTGCACCAATTGATGCGGTACCAGCTGCGATGTTCGCGTCAACGAAGAAGTCCATGTTGTCAAGCGATGCCTGGTAAAATCCGCTCATAAAGCGGTTCTTCAGATCCTCGCTCTGCATGAGAGTAGGCACGCCAGTTGACGCACTGGTCAGGTAGTACCATTGCATCGGGTGGATCACGACCGAGTAACGACCGTAGATTTTGTTTCCGCGCATAATAGCTTGTGCGTTGAAGATGTTTGCCCAAGTCAAAGTGCCGCCAGCGGCTCCGACAGTGCCACCGGTCAAACCGGACAAAGTGCCAGCCAGGTTGGTGTCGATGTGGGCGGCAGCAGTTTCGCCCAGATAACGACCTGCGTCACGTTGTGCGCCGGCAGGATCGCTCTTGATGCGGTTCATAGTCAACGAGATCTGCTGACCATAGGTTGAAGGCGTGATTGTGCCCCCAGCGGTTGCGCCGAAGGTTGAAGCGGTCATATCCACAGTGCCAGCGATTGAACTAAAAGTGCCGCCGCTGTATTCGCCGTAGACGCGGGGTGCAAGACCCTGATAGTCGCCGAAAGTTGTTACCAATGGCGCAAGTACGTTACCTTCCTGCGCGGTAAACAGCGCAAGTTCGTAAACGTTTGCGACCAAAGTTTTGATGTCATCATAAGTTGATGCAGCCATAATGTATTACTCCTTACAAGGGGTTGTCTGAACCCCAGTTGATTCCGCCGCCCTTCCAGATGTCAACTTCACCACCGGTTAGCCGCGTTAGCTTTTGTGCACGCGTTTCCTCTTTCGAGGCTTGCTCACCTGGATTCGTAGCACCCGTATTCGGCGCGGCTTTTTGTTTGGGCAGCACTTCTAAGATCGCCTTTGCGTCCTCTTCCATCTCTTCGGGCGTCTCGCCTTTCAGCCGGTCTGATAACGCGGCAGGCAAGCCTAACTTCGCTGCCACCTCAATTTGCATTGTGCGTACGGTCTTTGCTGTTAGTTCACTCTGCAATTTGTCGAGTTCTGCCTTCAAGCGTTCTGACTCTGTCATTTCCGCCTGCTTGCGTTCCTCGTCCATCTTGCGGTAGCGTTCCAATTCAGCAGCCGCTTTCTTTGCCTGTTTCAGCTCTTCACGCTGTTTGCGAATGAGATCCATTGCACGCGTCTTGTCAAATTCTTCAGGCTGTTCGTCAACCGCAGTCGGGGTGTCCTGCACCTCAACATCAACCATCTCGGTTTTAGGGTCTTCGTTAGTCATCTTGATTGCCTCCGATTAATTCCGCTCTCGCGGTTCATTTATTGCGAATTGGCGGCTCTGCGCCTAATAATTCCCATAACGGTACACGCGCGGTCATGTCACCATAAACGTCATCGTGCCTATGTCCTGAAAACTCGTCAAACTTGAATGCCCCGCCCTTCCAGGCATCCCAGGTTTGCGCCCCCATCATCTCTTTTTGTTGTGCCTCTGATAGCGTGCTGAACCATTCTTCGCCGGTCTGCTCTGGCTCGCTCCAAATCTTGACGTGTGGGATTTCAATGCAGCGGCAGTTGTAATGTCCGTTCAAGCGTTCTGTGTTTGGGAACACCTTGCCGTGGTTTGCAAGACAAGCCATACAGGTTGACGCGTCTTTCGAACTCCACCACGTCCAGCCGTCAACCACATCCTCGTTTGCTATGAATTGCGCCCTGCTTGCCTCTCGGTGTGCGTACATCATCGAGGTTCGTGTCATTCGCATTGCATCGGTCAACCCACCGCCCATAATGCGCTCAAATGTCTTGGCGACTTTGACAGGGTTGTAACCAAACGCAACCCCTTCTGTCAGCGCGTCTGCCAGTTTGGCTGTGTTATCCGCGCTGTAAAGGCTCAACCGCTTCCATAGCGGCGAATCCTCCTGCAAGTAGCCCAGCATGTTGATCACCGCGTCAACCGGAATCCGCTGTGGCATAGCAAGCCCAAATTGCGCTAAATAAGCCTGCGATTGTTTCAATGCCAGTTCCGCCGCTGCTCTTGTTTCAGCACGGATCTC